TTTAATGTATCAATCAGGTAGAATTGCTGAAGGCGGTAATGTTGTCAATTTTGCATCCGATCGAGTCATACAACAGCTACAAGACATTATACCAGAACTAGATGTTGCAACTCAACAAATGATGAGAGCTTATGTAGGCAATATAGAAAAAATAAAACCCTATACAACAAAATTAAGTTCAAAATTTGATCAGAGAGAAGGTTATCCAATGCACCAATCTACAAGCACAGCAGGTGGTGCAGATTACAGAGAAAAAGTAATTTACTTAGATGAGCCAATACCACTTAATAAAGGTAAGGGTGTTGCATCTTTTACTTCACACTTTAAAGAGGGAAATCCGATAGTGCATGTAAGATACAAAACAAGATATACAAAAGATGGTGATCCAGTGTTTTCTATTGAAGAAATACAATCAGATACACTACAACCATTTTATGATTCAGGTGGTAAAATAAAAAGAGAAGCTATGAACAATCCTTACGACAAAGGTTTGCTTGAAGGTGTTATAAGAAAAAAAATGAGAGATTTAATTGATGAACAAAGACCTTTGATTGAATTATCAAAAAAACAACCGTTAAGTAATTCTCAAAAAAAACTTCTACAAAAACTTCAGGACGAGCAAAGTTTATTAAAAAAATATTTTGTAAAATCTGAAGCTATGGATGAAGCTGCGCTCCAGAAAATAGGTAAAATTATTAAAGATGAAGTTAAGGAAGATTATTATCCTTACATGAGAAGTTATTACAAACTTGCATTGAGATCACTAATTGATGAAGCTGTAAGAGATGGAAGAAGAGGAATAACAATTGTACCAGTCGGTAAAGGCACTCACCACTCAAAAGATAAAGGGCACTACCTTTACTATGGGGACAACAAAGGTTCAAAAATTCAGGCTTTAGAATTCACAGCACTACCTCCTGCTGGTAAAATAAAAAGAACATCTGCTGAAGCAATCTATCCTGCAACGCTCAGACAAATAGCAAAAGAGATTGAAAAAGACTATGGAATAAAATTAAATCTGAAAACTCAAAAGATTTATAATACATCAGATGCCTCGCCTTATGTAATTAAACGTGAAGGAAGTGATAGTATTGTAGCAGCGTTTAAAAATAAAAAAAATAGAGATTACATGCTAGAAAAATATAATACTAGAGGCTCTGCTAGTTTTGTAGCTGATGATTTAACAATAGACCCTAGCAAAAGAACTGAGGTATTTACTGGGTTTACATTAGAGATTCCTGATAATGCAGCTAAAATTTTATCTAAGAAAAAACTTAGATCTTACGTATCGGGTGGATTAGTTGCAATCGAGCCAAAAAGAGAGTATTTTGCACCATTGTTTTAATTATGAAGAATTTAGCTAAATTATTTTTGCAATCTAAGCAGCAATCTGGAAAAACAAAACCAAGAGAATCTGCTACCACCGCACGTAAAGTCGGTCAGATGAGAAATACAGTGAGGCAAATGACTGGTTACAAAAAAGGAGGAACCATGGAGAATCCAAAGAAACAAGATAGACGTGTGGGAAAGTATGAATCAAAGAAAAACACCGCACAGCAAAGAGGTAGAGATAAAGTCAAAGGAGTACGAAAAAGAATTACTGAAATATTAGAAATGACAAAAGGTGCAGGTAAAGAATTAATTGGAAAACAAAAAGGCGGTGTAGCACGAACTGGTAAAGGAGCTCGACAAGGTTTACGTGACCTTATGGCTAAAAGACGAAGAACAAAAATGTCTCCTATGCAAATGGACAGAAAAAGAGAAGGTTACAGAGCAAAAGTAGAAAAAGGTGGAGGCAAAGTTATGTTTGCAGATGAAATGGGTAGATTAAAAGGTGAAAGTAAAAAATCACAAAAATCTAGAATCAAAAAGGGTTTAAAATTAAAAGCTGGTGGACTTGCAATGAGAGGTTACGGCATAGCTAAGAGAGGACATTAATGTCAAGAGAAGATTTAGTAGAAGTTCAAGAACAAGAGGATCTTGAAATAGAGGGTCCTGGTGATCAAGTTCTAAACGAGAACATAGATGTGATTGAAGACGAAGAGGGTAACACTCTTATGGGTGATCCAGCTCCAGAAACTCCAGAAGAAAACTTCTATGCAAATCTAGCAGAGTTCTTAGATGAGGCAGAATTAAAATCTTTAGCTTCAAAATTATTAGCAGATTTTAAAGACGACTCACTTGCTAGAAAATCATACATTGAAACATATACAAAAGGTTTAGATCTTCTTGGATTTAAATACATGGAAGTTACAAGACCTTTTATTGGTGCATCTGGCGTTACACATCCATTACTTGCAGAAGCAGCTACACAATTTCAAGCACAAGCGTTTAAAGAATTATTGCCTTCTGATGGACCGGTCCGTTGTCAGGTAGTGGGTAAAGAAACTGCTGATACAATCAAACAAGCAAATAGAGTCAAAGACTACATGAACTATCAGATAACAGATGTCATGGAAGAGTATACACCTGAGATGGATCAGATGTTATTTTTTTTACCATTAGCTGGTTCTACATTTAAAAAAGTATTTTATGATCCAGCACTACAAAGATGTAAAGCTACATTTATTCACGCAGAAGATTTAGTGGTACCGTACAATGCATCAGACTTATATGAAGCTGAAAGAATATCAGAAGTACAAAGAGTTACAAAAAATCAAATTAAAAAAAGACAAGCATCTGGTTTCTATAGAGATGTAGAATTACCGGAACCATTTTTTAAAGAAGACAGAGCACAACAAAAGTACGATGAGCTTGAGGGTGTGAAACCACAAAAGTATCAAGACATATATAATTTTGTTGAGATGCATGTTGATCTAGATCTTCCAGGATATGAAAGTGAAAACGGAATAAAAATTCCTTATATTGTAACTATCGATCAAGATAGTATGACAATACTTTCTATCTACAGAAATTACAAAGAAGATGATCCAGCAAAAAAAAGAATACCTTATTTTGTTCATTATAAGTTTTTACCAGGTTTAGGTTTCTATGGCTTTGGTTTAATTCACATGATTGGTGGATTATCAAAAGCTGCTACAGGGGCTTTAAGACAATTATTAGACGCTGGTACACTAGCTAATCTACCAGCAGGATTTAAATCAAGAGGAATTAGAGTCAGAGATGATGCGGAACCGTTACAACCTGGAGAGTTTAGAGATATAGATGCTCCAGGTGGTAACATTAGAGATCAGTTTCAATTACTACCCTTCAAAGAACCAAGTCAGACATTGTTTTCATTATTAGGTTTCTGTGTTGATGCAGGTAGAAGATTTGCAGCAATTGCTGATTTACAAGTTGGAGACGGCAATCAACAAGCTGCTGTTGGAACAACAGTTGCGTTACTTGAACGTGGGTCTAGAGTTATGTCTGCTATTCATAAGCGTGCATACTATTCTATGAAAGAAGAATTCAAGATTATGTCTAGAATATTTTCAGAATACATGCCTCCTGAATATCCTTATAATGTCGTAGGTGGTAGTAGATTAATTAAAGTACAAGATTTTGATGACAGAGTAGATGTTGTGCCAGTTGCAGATCCAAATATATTTTCTATGTCACAAAGAGTTACACTTGCTCAAACAGAACTACAACTTGCACAAGCTAATCCACAGATCCATAATATGTATGAAGCATATAGAAGAATGTACGAAGCTTTAGGTGTAAGAAATATAGACGCATTATTACAAGAAGAACCTGAGCCACCACAACCAATTGATCCCGCGTCAGAAAATACTGCTGCATTACAAATGCAATTACCAAAAGCATTTCCGCAACAAAACCATGATGCACACATTGCAGCTCACATGGCATTTATTAGAACTAGAATGGTTCAATCAAATCCAGCAGTATATGCATTGTTACAAGGACATATATCTGAACATGTAAGTTTAAAAGCAAAGAACGAAGTTATGGAACAATTTATGGCTCAACCAGAGTTAGCTCAATTAGCTCAAACACAACCTGAGTCTTTTGCAATACAATATGAATCTGCAGTAGCAGAAAGAATAGTTGTTCTTACAAATGATTTAGTAAATCAAGAAATGCAGTTCTTAGGTCAACAAAACCAAGATCCATTAGTTGCATTAAAGCAAAGAGAATTAGACCTCAAAGCACAAGACATAGCAAGAAAAGCACAAGAGACAGCTGAGAGATTAAATGTTGAAACAAATAAATTTGAAGCACAACAAACAATCGCTGAAGATAAACTGGACTTGCAGGAAGAGATACAAAGAGGTAGACTAAGATTACAACAGGAGAAACAAAATGAGGAGACGCGTTAGAAAATTTCAAGGCGGAGGTATGGATGCCTCAAAATCAGATTTTAAATCACCAGGATCAGGATCTTATTCAAGAAGCTACAACCCAGGTGCGGGTGGCGTAGTCCAACATGGTGGAGGCGGAAATAAAAATGTTAATAAAGGTGGAAACAATAATCAAAACGTAAGCAATATTAAAAAGAAAAAGGTAAGTAAATTTAGCACCACAAATGAACCCACGGACACTCCTTACAAATCCAATATGTTATTAAATTTAGCAGCTAGCACTCTAATTCCAGGTGGTGGTCTTATA